GGCTTCAGCTGCGGCCTGTGCCTCGGGCCAGGTCTTGCACTTGGGTGACAGCCGATAGATGAATCGACCTCGGCTGGTGGTCTTCCGTTCCGCGAGGCCGGCCTTGACGATGCGGTCGAGGGGCAGGGAGACTCCAGCGCGGGTGTTATAACCTAGGGCGCGGGTGACATCCTTCGTCTTGACCCAGCCTTCGGGGGTGTCTCCTGCGTTGATCGCGGCGACGAGGGCGTGGGCGTCGAAGCGCTTCATCGGGCCTTGGGCGTGTATACCTTGAGGTCAGTCGTCCAGACCCAGCGGGAGCCGACGCGGTGGACGAGCCAGACCTTCCAGTCCTTGCCGTCGACCCAGCCGGCGGCGAAGCCTGAGCCCCAGCGGGAGGTGGCTAGGCGGTGCGACGCGTAGGCCATGGCGTCCTTCTGGCAGAGACAGCCGGCGGAGAAAGCGGCGCCGCCCTCGGCCTTCGTCAGGTTGACCTGGGCGAGCGTGTGGGTGTGCCCGTGGATCAGAGCGCCTCCGCGGTCAGCGTAGTGCTTACCCTGCTCGGCGGTGGCGTTCAGGCCGTGGGCGTAGCCATGGATGAAGGCGACCTGACCTAGGCGATAGACGCCCTTCTCGGCGTGGTAGGGCAGGATGGTCTTCGCTCCGCAGCTCTTCGCGGCCGTACGGATGCGGGCTTCGAGGTCGGCGCAGTAGTCGCGTACCAGGGCGGAGCCTGAAGTATGTTGAAGGGCCTGTGCCCGGTGCTCGTGGTTGCCCATCAGGTAGACGGTGGGCTTGGTGCGCTCGAGGAAGGCTTCACCGGCCTCGATGTCGGAGATGAGGGACTCAGCGCCTTCGGCATCCTGCCCGGCTCCACGGCGCAGGGATCGGAAGTCAAAGCAGTCGCCGAGGTGGACGCGCACGGTCGGCTTGTAGTCCTTGATGAACTCGACCAGGGCCTCGACGGCGTTCTCGTCGGCCATGTCCCCGTGGTTGTCGCCGAAGGCTACGAAGCGGGTCGGGGTGCTCATTGGTTTAGGTGTGGGATGGGCTGGCCTTTGTCGTAGGCCGCGAGCATCTCGTCGCGGTGGCGGCGTGCGGTGTCTAGGTCTTTGCCCAGGTTGTGGACGATGTTCGTCTTCCGCCGACGGATGCGCAGCCACCAGCAGTCGCCGAGTTTCTGGAGATGGTGGTTGGGGTTGTCGGCCTTGATGTAAGCGGGCTTGTCGTTCCGCCCGGTGCGGGTGTATTTCGGACAGGCCAGCAGGAAGGCGATGCGCTCGTCGGTCAGGCCTGAGCGTCTGGCCCAGGCTATGCGCTCATCCATGCTCAGGTCGTCATTCATGACTAGAGCCTCCATGTCTTCGCGATGTAGCGGCCCTCCTGCATGATCGTGTTGCGGGAGTTAGGGGCGAAGGTCAGCTCGAGGTCGAAGGCGTGCTTCTCGCGGATCTCGAGGATGCTGTCCATCTCCTCCTGGTTGGCGGGGCCGATGCCGGCGGTGGCGACGTAGATCGTGCGCACCTTCCAGCCTAGGTCGTGGAGCACCTCCTGGCAGACGGCGACCTCGTTGGCGTACCTGAGGTCAGAGCAGACGACAGTCTCGGGGGCTACCTCATCCGGGCCCATCTGGATGGGGCAGAAGTTCGCAAGGTTCTTCGCAAAGATGTCGACGTCGAGCGACCGGGCGAGTTTGCCGGCGGCCACGAGGAAGTCGCGGTGCTGGACTTTAAAACGCTCGTCGTGGAAGTTGCCCTCTAGGTTGAGGGACATGAGGAAGTCATTCCCCGCGTCCTTCAGGTAGTCGGCGAAGTTGACCTTGCGGGACGGACGGGTCGACCATTCAAGGATGCCCGAGGCGAGGGTGTCCTTCCCGGCCCTTGCGAAGCCGGAGATCAGGACAAGGGTCGGGGCGGACATGGGTTCCATTAGGCGGCGGCCTCGTTGGCCTTACGCAGCGCCTTGGCCATGCGGGCGGCGATGCGGGTCTGGCGGCCGGACATCTTCACCTTACGCCTGACGCGGCGGAGGTTGATGTCAGGGTTCTTGAGGAGGGCTTCGACGAGCGCCTGCCGCAGCTTGGCGTGGTTGTCCATCAGAAGGGCGGGTTGTCAGGGGTGGGCTCGGCGACGGTGGGCTTCTGGGAGCCTTTCGGGTAGACGAACTTGTAAGACCAGACTGGCTCGCCGTTGTAGACCTTGGGATTGCCGGCCTTGTCCTTAGCCTGGGAGACTTCGACGCCGATCAGGCACGTCTTGCCGCAGGCCGGGTCAAGGTACTGGAGAAACTCCGCCGGCGTTGCGTCCATCCTGATCTCGTTTGTGAAGTTGTTGGAGAACTTCCCGACCAACATCGCGAGGGGCTTTCCGTACTGCGTCGAGAAGTTCTTCCAGAGGCAGTAGCCCTTGTCGTCGAGGAAGAAGAGGCGGCAGGAGGCCGTGCCGTCTTCCCAGACCTTGACCTTGTCGGTCCCCTTGGGGCGGATGAGCTTGAGTTTGTACGTCCCGCTCTGGCTGATCGTGGTGAGGGGGGCTTTGTCGTTGTTGGGTTCCATGTTAGGCATTGGGAAAGTTGGCGATGCATTGACGGACCGCCTTGAGGTTGAAGCGCTTCGTAACGACGTGACCGACGGCGAACTTGAAGGCCTCGGAATAGGAGTCGGAGTCAAACCAGGCTTCGGCCTTGGTCGATGCCCGGAAGGGCCACGGCTCAATGTAGAACGGGTGAATCGTGCGGACAGAGAGGTCGGCGAACTGGGTCACCTCCTCCCACGTCACGTCGGCGTGGCCGGCCTTGTGAGCGATGCCACGCTCGTTGACGATCCAGTCGCGGTTCTCGAACCAGGTCGGAACCTTGAGGGTCTTGTCGGGTAGGTTTACCATGTTAGGCGAAGTTGATAGGGGCGGCGGTGGTCGTGGACTTGATGTCGATGACCTGGACCTCCTCCGGGTAGGACGGCCAGACGCCGGAGGCGCTGCATTCCTTGTAGAGGGTGATGGCCTTCTCGAAATCGGAGACGGCGTAGGACATCAGGTCAGGGCCGACTTCGCATATCGACCAGGCGAACGGGGGCTCCTTCTCGATGAAGAGGAATCGGAAGCCGAGAGGGCGACGGCCAGTGGCGAGCTCGTAGACGAGTCGGTACCAATAGGCCTGCAGGTTGTAGCGATATGATCGGATGCTCTTGAGCATACCAGCGGGAGTCGCTTCACCGGCGCCTGTGGTCTTGATGTCCCAGAGGTAGTCGCCGGCCACGCCGTCGATGGCGGCCTTGAGCGGGACGCCGCAGTAGTCGACATGGTACATGACTTCGGTCGCGTCGAAGACGACGCCGTGGGTCTTCAGCGCTTGGCGGGCGGACGCGGCGACGAGATGGCCGAGAGCGGACTCCTCATAGTCGAGGATGGTCTTGCCGGCGTTGGCCGTGACGAACTCGCTCCAGATAGCCTTTCCCTCTTTAGTCCGCCGATCACAATCCGGGGCGGTGACGTAGAGGTCGTCGAGCGTCTTCGGTTCAAGGACGGCCGAGTGAACGAACGTGCCGAACTTGAGCGCCTTGGTCTCTTCCTGGGGCGTGTTGATGTAGGCCTGATAGTGGGCAGGCGAATTGCCGACGAGGACTTTCGCGGCGGACTGGTTCAGCGCCGGGAAGGCGCGGTACTCTTTGCGGTCGTGGATTTGGGGCATGGTGTGCGTTTGGGGGAAAGGGTCAGAGGGCGGCGTCGTCTTCGCTCGGGTTGTGCTCTTCGACGTGCGCCGAAAGGAGGTTGCAAAGGTCGATGGCGTTGTCTGCAGCGAGGGCGATGCGGTCGAGCTGATTGCGGAGGACGCGCTCATGGGCGATGACGGCCTTGATGCGGTCATAGATCGGTTTGACGTGATAGGCCTCCTCGATCTTGTCGGCGTCCAGGGCGTCGAGCTCGTTGTTGACGGCGATGATGGACTCGGCGAGCGCGTTGGCGTCACCGGCGATGCCCTCAAAGGAGTTTGGGCGCAGGGTGGCCAGTTCGCCGGCTAGTTGCGTCAGGAGGTTCCTGAGGTATTCGCGGTTCGTCATTTGGTGAAGGTAAGTTCTTTGACTTCGCCGTTCGGTGCGAGCGTAAAGAATCGGACGACGGAGCGGGAGAAGGACGGGTAGGTCTTGCGCTTCCAGGCGTTGAGGTCGGTCAGGAAGTCGGCGTGCTTGCGGGCGGTGAACTCGACGTACGGGAAGCCGTCCAGGAAGAGGAGCAGGGCGTATTGCCTCGGGACGGTGGCCGCGATCTTCTCGATGCCTTTGGGCACGTCAGCCATTGTTGCGGGCCTCCTGCCATTCCTCGACGGCGTCCACCAGTTCGGACGGGTCGATGCGCTTGGCATGGCGGATGCAGTACCAGAGTTGGTCGCCGGCCTCGCGCATTCCCTCCAGGCGTTCCTCCAGCTGCTTGATGCGGGCGTCCTTGGCCGCGAGGAGGTTCTGGCCGTGCAAGGCCCCCATGGCGGCGGAGATGGGGTCGAAGGGGTCGAAGGGCTTAGGGTCGCTCATTTGGTCAGGG